TGTCTTCGTCCTTGCCGTCGCCCTTGTCCTTCAGCTGCTTCAGAAGCTTCTTCAGGAATTTCGGCACGGGCAGTCCGATTTTTGTGCAGTTCTCCAAGATCGACAAGCCTTCGTTCGCCACATAGAAGAAAATCACAAGCGTTCGCAATGCTGCGCCGTTCTTCAGAATCTGTCTGTCAAGAACGTTTGCAACGCCGACAAGCAGAAATTCAAAGACTTTCTTTGCAATGCCTTTTGCACCAATTTCTGACGACAGTTCACGCTTGACTGCGGCAGCGGTCACGCCGGTCAGATAGTCCACAAGAACAAATACAATCAACGCCCACATAAAGCCGTCAAGTCCTCCAAAAAACCACCCCAAAACGCCGCCGATCCCAGCGAACGCGGCACAAATCACACGCCACATGTGCTTTTTCTCCTTCATTCGTTTTTTCTCCGTGCTTTTTTATTTCATAAACACGCCCACAGATGCGTGTAAATGACTGTTTACGGGTTTGTCATAGTGACTTTTTTCCATGATCCGTAATTTTCAGCGCCGCCGGAAGTTGTGTAGCATACTTGCTGGAAGATGTTATTGTTAACGTCTGTAATGCGCCTGATGCGGTACTGACTGCCGGCGCTGTCCATGCCTTGCATATTTGTTCCCGTAGCATTGTACACTTCCATCATAAAGCCGACAGACGCCGGACAATTCGCAAGCGTTGAAATGACTGACGTTCCGCCGTAATACTTGCCGGCAGCAGTATATTGCGCCGAATTCAAGTCAGTGTTTGACGTGAACGCCGTTGCGCCATACGCGCTATAAATTGTCTTTTTTATTGCGGCCATAACTTCATTAATTGCGCCGACAAGTGTTTTGTCTGTTGTGCCGAGGCCGCTGTTTTGTGCCGTTTCCGCAATAAATTCAGCAATGACAGCAAGTGAAATTCGTTTGCTTGCATAGCCTGTTTGGCTGTTTGGATCAGGAACAACAACTTCGAAAAAGTCGCCGCCGTCTGCCTGTGATTCGACGATCATTTGACTAATGCTTTTTGTTGCCATGTTTTCAACCTCCTGTTGTGTTTTCAGTTTCGCGCACGTCGCCGGTTTCTGTCACGCGTGTGTCGCCGGTTTCTGTTACGCGCTCATATACGATTGTTTCAACGGTCTTTGTGTAACGAAGCGTAATATAGCTTTTCGTGTATTCGGAACGGTCAACAGACGTTCTGACAGTAATTGACGTTCTATTTGCAAACATGCACAATTGTGAAGTGTAGCCCTGATCGTTTGTAAACGGAATCGGAAAACAGCCACCAGCTGTTGTCACCGCAGTTCCGCGAACGTCTATTATATAGTCAATGTCTGCAATGTTATGATTGACAGACTTTGAAGCCCTGTTCGGCATTGCGCCGAAGTTTATTGTTTTTTCAAAAACAGTCTTTCCGTCGATCCATACGCCGACAACGTGTTCTTCTTCCGAATAGACATTGTTTGCGCTTTCGCCCGTCGGTATTCTGTATATTGTCGACGCAACTTGCAGCTTGTTCAAGACAGCCGTTGCCGTTCCTGACGGGTTTGCAACAACCGTTGTTCCGCCGCCTCCGCCGCCGCCTGATTCTATTTCATTCATAACAAGGACAGCTTCCCAATGCGCCGGCGTGAATTCTTCAGGGCTTGCTATAGGATTGACGCATTTATACAATGCGCCTTCGTGCAATACATAGTCGCCCAGCGCATAAGTGCTTGTGTTGTCATAATCATCAGCAATGTTTGAAACAACGTCAAACAAAAAGCTGATTGCTTTGTCTGCGCCTGTAAATGTTGCCATTTTCAATTACTCCTTATTAGACGTATATTTCTATACGCCGGCGATCCGTCAATACCACATAGAACAATATAGTCAACATACGGCAATGTTGAAATGTCAAGCGTGTGTTGCGTCCATTCTTCTTCATTTGTGATTTCGGGCGAAACAGCAACGCGCATTGTGCCGTTGACAACAGCTGCAGCGCCCATTTGTGTTCTATTGTAGTCTGTGGAAGCTGCTGTTGCCTTGCCGTTATATGCCACTGTTTTTGATTCGAATTTTAGCTGCGTGAATCCTGTTATTCGCTTTATAGGAATATAAAAGCTGACAGAAGTATATTGCACGGGCTTTCCCGTCGTGCTGGTTCTGTTGCCGTGCGTTGCAGCCTTGCGGAAGTAGCCGTTTACAGTGTAGAACGGCTCTGCGTAATGATAGCCGCAGCACAGCAAATATTTTGTCAGGAAGTAGCCACTTAAAGCGTTAACGCCGACATAGTCGCCTGTTGGCGTTGACGCTATAGCATATTTTATTAGCGCATCTTCAATGCCGTTGTTATACGCATATTCAGTCATTTTGTTTGCGTCAAGGCCGTCTGCAAGAACATCTTGCGCCCATGTACCATTTGCAAACAGCGTTTTTTCTGCCATGCTTCCGCTTCCGGCGCTTTTTGCCGTCAGCAGATACGACGCAACGTGCTGAATATTTGTCAATGATCCGCCTGACGCTGCAACATTCACTGTCAATGTGTGATTTCCTTTTATTACGTTAACAAGTAAATGATTAATTGTCAACACTTGCTGCCCGTCCCTGTATGACTGAATGATTGTTGCAATCGTCGTGCCGTCAAGCGTCAACGTAACAGTCAGCGTCAAATCTGAATAGACATTGTTTGCAACAAGTGTTCCGGCTAAAAACTGCATACACATGAAAAAGTCAACTTTGCTGTCTTCAATGTTGCATGTAAAATCAAACGTCGCAACGTTGTTGCTGCTGTTGTTCACAATGTCGGACTGACTTAACGTTGACGGCAGAATGAAGTCAAGCGTTTGTTCTGACGTCTGCGCAAGCCCTTGCTGCAAGCTGACAATTTGTTTTTCCGCCTTGCTTTTTGCTTCTGCGCTGTTCGGATCAGCACCAAAGCCCGACAGCTTCAAGTTCCTGTGCATGTAAAATTCAAATTTCTGCACGCAGCAAACAGAAGACGTGCCGGCAAGTCCGTCTGTGAATTCGATCACGTCGCCCAAGTCGTAAACAGGATTTGACGCAACGGAAATTTTACACGGCACATACTGAATATTTGCAAGCGCGTCAAGAAGGTCTTGCGCAATGCTGTTCACAACGGTTTCGTCTTGCAAAAAAGCATTTGCGCCGATTGACATTGTCAGCCCGTCGTTTTCTTCCTGAAAATATGTTCGCGTTTCCTTCGTTTCGACAAACGTGACGCTGAATGCCGTGTATTTTGTTTTGTAGTCACTGAAGTTTCCGCCCGTGTGACGCTGCGCCGTGTCCAGCGTGTCGCACGTCGTCTGCCCGTATGATACGAACAGCAATTCGCCGGCCCTGTTGCACGTTGCAAATCCGCCTATAATTTGCGCAATGCACGACACAATGTCACGCCATGTTTCAACGCCCGTGCTGCTGCTGAATGAATACGTCACGTCTGCATTCGGCAGCTGTTCAAATTCCTGTTGCGTCTGCGCAAGCGTGATGCCGCAAGCATCTGCAGCAAGCGTCAAAAAGTCATACAGCTTGCCTTCTGCGTCTGAAACAAAGTACGGCATGTCAAGCAGCGACATGTTGTCATACGCGCGGATCACAACGCCCGTTTCCTTCCAATCGGCAAGCGAGATTGAATACACGCCAAGCGGAACAGTTTCCCATGTGTCATTTGCTTCGTCGACAAGAAAATGAAACGTCGGCGTTATCTTCTTTCCGTGCCATTCCTGACGCAACACAGCCACGTTGCGCAGCGTTGCGTTCAACACGCCGACATATACGCCGCCAAGTTCAACGTCGCCCGTCCCTGTGCATTGATTCGTTATGCTGAACGATCCTTGCAGAATGTTTTCTTCTGTGTAGATTGATTCGTCGCCGTCAATTGTGAATGTCAAATATGCACGCGTCACTTCACTGTGCAGCGCGTCAAGATAGTCTTGTGATACACTGTACATTTTCAGAATTCCTCCAAGTCAAAAGAAACACGCCACACGCCGCGCACAGCAAGCAATTCGTTTGAATGCTGCACCAGCGCAACAGAAAACTTCCGCATTCGCATTGTGCGTTGCTTGTAGTCGTCAGTTTCTATGTCGTAATATTTGACAACAATGCTGTTCTGCTTGCTGAACGCCTTCAATGTCCGCGCAAGATCGTCTGTGCAGCCATATTCAACAGATATTGTCAGCTTGTCAAGGCGCACAACGTCGACTTGATCCGTTCCGGCTTCCGTCTTGTTCACGGTTTCGACAACGTTGCTTGTTTCCGTCCATGTATGCGGCTGCGGCATCACTGTCGAATCAAAATACAAGGGAAAATCAACCATGCTATGTCTTGACATTCTAACGTCCTCCGCTTCTGTAATTTCGCAGCTTTTCTGCGCTGACAATGACTTCGTCGAACATGTCCGTTCCAAGATAGATCGGAATTACAATGTCGCCGCCAAGTCCAGCGCCGGCAAGCGACAGTCCGCCAAGTGCGCCGCCCTGAACGTCCTTGTTGATTGCAATATTCCCTTCAACGTCCAAGTCCTTTGTCATGTCCTTTTTCACGTCAGTAACAGCATCTTCCCAGCCTTCGCCCAAGCCTTCACCCAAAAAGCCGCCAATTTCAGCAAACACTTTTGACGGCGAAGAAATGCCGAAAAATGATTTGATGCCTTTGACAACGTCTTTTCCGAATCCCTTTATTTTGTCCTTTATCCATTCGACTTTGTCGCCTATGCCGTTCCACAAGCCTTCTACAAGATTCTTTCCGACGTCTGCAATTTTCCCGATTCCTTCAAGAAGTCCGCTGACGATTGAAGAAATAATTTGCGGCAGTTTTGCAACAAGCTGCGGAATTGCTTTGATAAGTCCACCAGCAAGCGCAATTATGATTTCAATTGCGGCTTCTATGATTTCCGGCAGCGAATCCATAATGAAATCAACGATTGTGTCAATGATTTCAGGAAGCTTGTCAATCAGCTTCGGAAGATAGTCAATCAAGCCTTTTGCAAGTGCTTTTATCAACGCAAGCGCTGCCTTCAGAAGTTCAGGCGCTGCGTCAATTAGCGCTGTCACCATTGACATTAGGCCGTCAAGAATTACAGGAATTAGCGTCGGCGCTTGTTCTGCAAGACTGTTTGCAAGCGTTGTTATCAGCTGCACGCCGGCTGTTACAATTTCCGGCAGCATTTCCGCAATCGTCGTTATAACAGTGTTGACGACGTCCATTGCTGCCGTCACAATTTCCGGCAGATTGTCGATAATGCCCTGAAACAGTGATTGTATTACGTCAAGCGCAACAACGGCAATTTCAGGAAGATTGTCCGTAATAGCGCCCAAGAATGCTTCAAGAATGTCTTTGCCGGCTTCCATGAATTCAGGAATCACGTCCTTTATGTTCTGTATGAATTCTTTGATTCCGTCAGAAACCATTTTGACGCCGCCCTTGTCGCCCGCGAAAATGGCTGTAATGCCGTCCATTGTCTTTGACATAGACGGCAGAAAAGAAGACAGCATTGTGTTCTTCATTCCGCCGAAAACAGTTTTCATGTTCGTCAGACTGTCTGTAAACGCTGCGCCGCCTTTTACAGCTTCGTCGGACATAACGCCGCCGAGATCATGCACTTGTTGCTTCATTTCTGCCGTCTGTTCTGCAGATGTATTCAGCAGCGGGCCAAGTTCCTTCGCAGCGCCGCCGAGAAGCGACTGTGCAAGCGCAGTCCGTTCTGCGCCTTCTTCCATGCCCTGAAGTCCTGCAATCGTCGCAGCAAACAATTCTTCAGTCGACATGTTTGCAACGTCTTCCTGTGCGATTCCCAGCGCTTCAAATGCTTCTGCATTGCTTGCAGCTTTATTTTGCAGCGTCAACATTCCCTTTGACATAGCGTCAATGTTGCTGCCGCTGTGCTGCAGAATGAAGTCCCATTCCTGATACGCTTCTGAAGATATGCCCATTTTTTGCGAAGCTTTGTCTATATTGTCAGCGGCAGCGGCTGTCTGTGACGCGCCGGCAACAGCTGCGCCCGTGATTGCCGCGCCGGCTGCAAGCGTTGCTTTCGTTACCGTCGCAACGCCTGATGCAGCTGTTTTCCCGAAGGAAGCAAGGCCGTCTTTTGCAGCGCCAAGCTTGCTTGTGTATTCGCTGTCGTCAAGACTTATGCTTGCGAACAAATCAAACACGTTCATGTTTCGCAATTCTCCTTCCGTTCGAATTTGATGCCGTGACGTTTGATAATGTCTGCGGCTATGTCATCAGCACTTTTGCCCTTTGCCGAATCATTGTTTTGCGCGTGCATCTGCGTCAGCAGTTCGGAATACGACAGACGGAAATGTTGATTGTGTGCCGTATTGAAAAGGGAATCAGCGACATAACGCCGCCACAGGGCCGCTTCTTCGTCAACTGATTCCCTTGCATGTACATATTGCAAAAATGCTTTTATGTTTCGTCTGCTGCCGCGGTATTCTCCGTAGCAGACACAGAAGACGCGCCGACTATTTTCTGTGCCTGTGATGCGAAAAAATCATTCATGACTTTGTCGTTCATAACGTCCAGCAGCTGCGCAAACATTTCAGTCAGCGTTGCGTTGTATTCATTGACTGTCTTGTTTTCCATGCGTGCAAGAATCTGCACAACTTGCTGCTTCTTGTTCTTCAGCACATACTTTACAAGCGCCATTTTGTCGCCCTTTGCCGCAATCGTCTGAAGTTCCTTGTCAGTCATAATTTCTGACACGGGTTCAAGCAAATCTGCAAGAAGGTCAAGTGCGTCTTCGTTTTTGTAGTCCGATAATTTCATGTGTGTTCACTCCTTTTTAGTTTCCGCCTACGGTCTTCTTCATTGTCGCGTCCTCCTTTTACGTTTCAGACGGTTCAGGCGCTGCTTCGACAATAACAGTGCATGTGTCATTGTAGTCTACGCCGTCAACAGTGATTGTCGCGGAAATGATCGTGCTGCCGGCTGCAACGCCTTCAACAACGCCGCCGCTTGTAACTGTTGCCGTGTTGTCGTCGTCACTGTCCCAAGTCACAACAGCATCAGCCGGAATCTTCGAAGCCCGCAACGTAACTGTGTCGCCTTCAACAATAGACACGGCGTGCTTGTTCAGAAGCACAAACGGCGTCGGATTTGCGCCGCCTTCCTTGACGTACAATTCATAAGGCACTGTGTCCTGTGCAGCCATGCTGAAATGTGCCGTGAATTCGAACGGGAATGTTCCCTTTGCCTTGTCGCCCGACTGAATCTGAAAACCACCCGTCGACAGCGCGTTCATCATGTGAATTGCGACAAAGCCGGCGTCGTCGCCGTCATTTACTGCGGAATAGTCACCAACCCACCAAAGGTCAGCGAAGTCGTCTTCGGACAAATCCTTGCGCGGCACAATGTGAGTTGCGTCAACGTCGTCGACGTCACCAGCTGCAACAAGCATTCTTGCAAGCGCTGCAGTCACAGTCGCAAAAGTTCCTGTGCATTTCACGTCAATCGAATTCAGGCGCTTCATTTCCTTCGTGTTCTTCGGGCAATTGTCGATGTCTTCCCCGAAGTCCTGATATTCAGGCGTTGTCGTGAAGTTCACGCCGCCCGTCGTCGCGCCGATCAAGTCGCCCGTGATTGCATTTGTCGCCGGCGAAAAGCCCGTCACAAGAATTCCCGCGTTCAGCTGAATGTTCTTGAAAGTATCAGCCGGAATCTTCGTGTATTTCATGTGCTTTTTCTCCTTTACTGATATATGAATTCGACAGTCGTGTTCAGGATCATGCGTCGCACACTGTCGTCTGTGTCGGCCATGCGCTGCGCAAAAGGCGTGCCGCGCTTCAGCCACAATGCGCCGTCTTCAGTCGCAAGCATTCGCCCGCCGCGTCCGATTTTCGCATTGATTTCATTTGTCTTGATTGTAATTGCTTCCCAGCCCGTTTCACGATACCACAGCGACGCCGTCAACGGGACTTCATTCCCGAAGCTGTCAAGTGCTGTTTCGTATGTCAGAAACGGAAAAGCAGCGCCTGAAAGTTCAATGCGCCGTTTTTCATCAGGCACGCTTGTTTCTTCCCATGCTGGAAGATCAAACGACGCCCAAAACCGATACAAAACTTCTGCGCTTGTCATGTCGTCACCGTCCATTCTTCCGCGCTGACGTTCCGCATGTTCAACGATGCGCTTGCCGGCGTCTTTAAGTCGTCGCCGTCGCTGGTAACACGGAAGATTTTCCCGTCAGACTTTCGGCGCAGTATGTCGTGATATTGCAAGTTGACATTCTTGCGCGTTGTGATTGTGAACGTTTCTTTGTTCGTCAGGGCCTGTGCAATTGTCGCTTCAGGCGAAGCAACAAGCACTGCCGCTGCCTGAATTGTTGCGCCGTCCACATAACGCGTCAACAGGCCGCCGAAGCCGTCTGCTGCTGTCAGTCTGTCAATCATTACAAAGTCTTCAAATGCGCTGTCAAGTAGTGACATCAAATCTTCCTCCAAGCGTTCAGTCTGCTTCTAAATTGCGCTTGCCACGTCACAGCCGTTGCGCCGTTCGTTCCGCCGCCCTTGCTGTATGAATAGCCGCCGAAGCTTTCCGAAGAATACGGCGACATGTTCGCGGAATTCGCGCCGCCGTTCGCCGTCTGCCATTCGCCTATATCTTTACAACATGCAAGAAACGCTGCCGGCGGGTGCATATACCACACTTCGCCTTCAAACGTTTCGTCGTTCAGCGTGTCCGTTCCGCCAAGAAAAACGCCGTCATTCAGTCTGCTTCCTATGATGCGAAAATAGCCTGTCTGCGGCAATATTTCGTTTCCAAAGTACAACACGCCGCCGATAATGGAAAACGTGCCGCAAATTACGTCTGATCCGTCCTGTTTCGTAAAATAATTACGAATAGATTGACATACTTCTTCAATAATCAGCTGCATGTTTTACACCTTCTTTCGGCCACGTTTTGCCTTCGGCTTTTCAGCCGGTTCTGCTGCTTGCGGTTCTGCATCTGCGACAGCAGCAATGACGGGCCGCTTTCTGCGGTTTCCGTCACTGCTCAATTCTGCAAGTCGCGCTTCTGAAACAGTCACGCCGTCAGCCGGATATTTGTCGCCGGCATTGTATGCGCGCCGTTTCTTGTCCGCAAGGTCAACAAAATGTTCTGTCGCAATATACATTGTTTACACTCCTTCGTCTTCGCAGTCAAGGTCTGCAAGGCTGTAATAAGTCCACGTCGTCTTGCTGCCCTTCTGAACGCATACAACAAAGCGCTGCGTGTCTTTGTTCGTAACCTTGAAAATTCCGTTGTGGTCAGGATCGGCTTTGACGTCTGCAAGGCCGCTTCCCATAGAAGGATCAAGGCCGACAAGCACCTTGTCTGCGCTTGCGTCCCAATTGCTAAACGCAAGGCAAAGGAAGTTTCCTTCACCCCATACGTCAGTAATTGCGTTACTGCCGGAAAGATATTTCACAGTTCCTGTTATTTTGCCGTTTGCAATGCTAATGTCGTCAGACTGCATGTCCGCAACATCAACATCAAATAATTGCGCGCTATTGTCTACGGCGGTAACAGTAGCGCTTCTCAGGGGTTTACTGTCACTTTCGCAGCAAGGTCTTTGTTCAGAATCTTCACGCCGCAAAGCATGTCAATCGAAACAATGTCCGTCTTCTTGTCCATGTCGTAACCATAGACAACGCGAAGGCCGAAGCCGTCATAGCTGACAATTTCAGCGTTGCTTGCGCCCTTCGGAAGTGCAAGCGGGCGCGTAACAAGCGCGAATGCGTTCTTGTGGAATACAAGCGAATCGTCGTCTGCGTTCTGATCCACATAGAAGTCAAGGCCAAGCTTGCGGCCCAGCGAAGCTTCACGAAGTGCCGTGCCTTCGTCGCCCACCTTGTCCGCAGCAAGGAACAAATCAGTCTTCAGAAGTGCGGTTTCAACGTCGCTGCTGTAAACGAAGCGACGATCAGTCATAGGCGCAGCAGCCTTCGTCAGATAAGCGCGGGCATCAACAATTTTGTTGCGAATGTTGTCCGTTGCCGGCGCAAAAGTAACCTGCTGCGTAATGCCGGAAGCAAGGCCAAGCAGATAAGCGTCAACCTTGTCTGCAAATGCTTGCATAGCCGGCTTCAGAAGCTGTTCGGAAAAGTCCGCAATGTCAAGCGTCAGCTGCTTTGCGGTAACTGCAAACGAAACGTCAAGCAGCTTGTCCATAGTAACAGCAACGCCCGTTTCCGTTGCGTCCTGAACGGAAAGACTTCCGTTGTACTCGTTCGCCGTAAACGTTGCCGGCTTGCGGACAGTGATAGTGTCACCGACTGCAGCAAATTCGTTGCTGAAGTCCCTGTGAACAAGATTTGCCATAACTGCATTATTGCGCAGCTGCATCAGCGCTTCACGGGCAATAATGTCAGGCGTCAAAAAAGTGTTTGCCATGATTTTTTTCTCCTTGTCTTTTTAACTTTTCTTTTTTCTTGCGGCAATGTAGTCTTCCATAGACAGCTTGCCTAAGTCAGTTTTGCCGCTGTTGTTTTCCGGCGGGTTCGACGTCTTCGCGCCGTGTTCCGATTCCGTCGTGATAAAGTCCGCCCATTCCGTCTTGATTGCGGCTTCAAGCTTGTCTGCATCAACAAGCGCTGCGCCGTCCTTGTCAAGCTTCATGTCTGCAAGATTTGTCACTTTCAGAATCGCGTCAAGACGCTTTTCGCTGATTCCAGCCTTCTTTGCAAGTTCACGATAAAGACGGGTTTTCGTGTCTGTTTCCGCCTTTGCCGCGACGTCGGCTTTGTACTTTTCATACTCTGCCTTCAATGATTCATACTGTTCTTTGTACGGATCATTGCTGTTTGCGTCAGCCGCCTTCTTCAATTTGTCAAGTTCCTTCTTGACTTCGGGAAGCGCTTCCGCATCAGCTTTCAATGCGTCGCGTTCCTCCTTCAGCGCTGTTACTGTTTCTGTGTGGGCTTCAATGATTTGTTCAATCTTTTCTTCATCAATGCCCATTGCCTTCAAAAACTTTCGTGTCAGTGCCATATTGCGTGAATCCTCCTTTTCTTCGGCTGCGGTTCTTCGCAGTTCGTTTCACTATTTCGAATTTACAATATATTGTGTAAAAAGTCAATAAACATTCTACGATTGCAGAATATCTTGTGTTATTTTTTTGTATTCTTCGCCGTGCGTCGCTGCAGCGTCACGAAGAAAGTGCGCTTTGCCGGTCTTGTGGTTCATGTCACGGTATTCAATGTCCGGCGCATATTCGACATTCGTGCCAATGTACGCAGTGTCGTCTGAAACTGCATGTGAAATGCTTGAACGCAAGCGGCCCGTGTCAACAGGGCAGTCAGTCTTCGCATACATTTCGGCCTGTCCGCCGATTGCTTCCAGCGCCGCCGCCATTTTCACTTTCATTTCGTCAAGCACTGCTGCGCTGTTGTCTGTTAATGAAACTTTAACGTCAGGCATTGTGAATCACTCCTTTTATGTTTCTTCAGGCGTTTCTTCCTTTACGTCGTCAAAATACGTCGGTTCATAGCCTTTTGTTTCAATGTGCTTTCCCTTGAATCCGACAAGCTTGCGAACAATGCTGCATCTGCAATTGTAGACTTCTTCCGGCGGCCCTGACGGATCAGCTGGAAACATCAGGCCATTTGAAAACGGTTCGTCAAGCGGCACTGTTTCGCCGTCAATCAGCGCATGACTGATTCGTGTGCGTTCGTCGTGCGTTGACACCCACGTTTTTTCGTATTCAAGGCCCATTTCTTCTGCTTCTTCCATAGACGCAAGACGCCCGCCGTTTTCGGCTTCTGTCGTCATTGTCCGCGCGTTTCGAACAGCCGCGTTCTTGTCCATGTCTGTGACGTTCTGCAGACGTTTTGAAATTTGCGGGATTGATTCGCCCTGAATGATGCCTTGCAGCATTTGCGCGTTGATTGCCTTCTTGTTCCACGCCTTGTCAGCCGGCACGTCAATCTTGCGTTTCGGCAGCGTGACTTCACCGCGCTTCGCCATGCGCTGCACAGTCGCGTCGTCGATCATGTTGAACGCAATGCCGCTGATTCCGCCGCTTTCGGCTTCTTCTTGCACTTCGCGCAGACTTCCGTTGTAATTGTAACGATACACAGACGGCATTTGCCCGTTGACATAATCCGCTGCAAGCTGGTTCACATGCGCCATTCGATCCGTAACAGCGTCAACCATTTCGGAAAACTGCTTGTCGCGCATCAGTACAGCTTGCTTCTTCTGCGCAAGGGCAGCGCGTGCTGCTGCAATCTTGTCTTCGTCGCCGCCCTTGATTGCTTCCTGAAGCGCGTTTTCAGCGCCTTCAATGCGTTTTTCTGCACGGGACATGTATTTGTCCCACTTGTCGCGCAAGTCGTCTTCTGCGTCCTTGTATATGCTTTCAAGTTCGTCTTCAATCTTCTTTAGCTGCTTGTCAGATTCCTTCCGCAGTTTGTCCATTGTCGACGGCCTCCTTTATTCACTCCGCTTCGGGTTCTTCTTCAGGCGCTTCGTCTTCTTCGTCTTCCACATAACGCGACGCTTCCGCAGTAACGATGCGCGACAGCACGCCGTCGATTTCGTCAGAAGACAAGAACGGCAGATGCCGCACGACTGTTTCCGCATCAAGCACGTTTGCCGCTGACAGAATCATTTGCGTTTCTTCAAGCTGATTCGCAATGCGGCTGCGCTTGAAAATGTACTTCGTGTCGCCGTCATATCCGGCAAGCGCAAGGATTCCGTCGACAAAGTCGCAAATGCTGTCTTCAAAGTCGTCTGCGTCGCCGTCTTGCGGATCATACGCAGCAATGATTGCCGTTGCCGTGATGTTTCCGCCGCTGATTGCGTTTGTATTCAGTGCCATTGCGTCCCTGTACAAATCAGCTTCAACGCGCGTCAGAAGTCCTTCGCGCGCTGCCGTCGGCACGTCCATTGTGTGCGCTTCCGCAGTCGCGCCGGCGTCGCCGTCGACAACAGCTGCTTTCACGGTCTTCATTCTTTCGACGAATTTTGCAAGGTCTATGTCGTCCATTCCGCCGGCATTCTGCAGCGTCCAATATATGAAGCTTGCGTCGTCAATGTCGTTTGCGTAACCTGATTTTATCAGGTCATAGACGTCAATATTTTCACGCATGCCGACAAGAAGCGACTGCTTGTTGCTTTCATAGCAAGGCACAATAGGAAAATCAGGATAGTTCCGGCCCGCCACAATTTCTTCATTGTCAGCCGTTGCAGCGACTTTCAAAATATACGGGCGCTTTTCCGCGTATATTGTCGGCTGCTGCCCTGACGGCTTTATGTATTCGGTGTAGCCGTCCATTTCATACAGCGTGAAACGCAGCGGCTTGTCGTCGGCCAATTGCCAAAAACGAACACCAGCTTTCAGCGCGCCTGTTTCTTCGTCGTACAACGGCGCAAATTCCGTCAGCTTGAACATTTCAACATGATCGTAATTGAAGAAGCCAAAGGAAACGCCCGCAATCAGACTGTTGCGGCCTATTTTCTTCAAAACCTTGTCGAATTTGTCGCCGCCGATTGCCTTCTTGATTTCCTTCTTTTCGAACGCAATGCCATTGCCCAGCAAATACTGCGTCTTCTGCACGACAAATCTGTGAAAGAAGTTGCTTGCGCATTTGAAGTTTGCGCTGAAGTTGTCGGGAATAGCAGCGCCGGACAGCGTATAAAGCAATTTCTGATACTGATTGATTGTCACGTTCAGCTGCTTGTCGTATTGATACGCAACAAGCGCTTCAGCATACGCCGGCGACGCCTTGTGTTCGTCAATGATTTTCAGACAAAGCTGCATTCTGTCGTTTTCGTCGTCGCCCACCTTCAGCAAGTCCTGAAATGTTATCATTTCTTTGTGTCCTCCTTTGTTTAGTTCCACAACGGCTTGTAGTCTGTTTCAGCCTTGCGGGAATATATGCGCATCATGCACGCAGCGCTGTCAGGCGCGTCGTCATGTTCTGCGTTTTCGTTGTAGTCACAAATCTGTGCGATATAGTCCGCGTCAGTTCCTGTGACGAATCTGACATTTTGCCATGCTGACTTCAGGTAAGACGTGATTTTGACAAACTTGTTCATGTCTTCGTGATAGATGCTCACGCGTTCGCCTTCGTTGCGCAGCATCTTTCCGACAAAGCCCTTGTCGCCGTTGTCTTCGACGTAAATTCTGCCGGCTTTGAATTGCCTATGATACGACAAAAGCTGCGGCATGACTTCTTCGAAGCCCTTGTGCCACAGTTTGCCGAAAACATAATAAATGCCGTCTGTGCGCTTGCAGATCGTCAGGGCCGTATAATCAGCGCCGCCGAACGCAGCGTCGATGTGTGTGAATCCCTGTTCTGCCTTCGCCGCATCTTCGTTCATTGTCGGATTATCGAAAATGACGTCTTCTGCGGCTATGTGGCGCAGTTCATAGTTTGCAGCGAACAACGACGGCAGCATTCGCTGTTTCAGTTCTTCAATCTGTTCTTTCGTCAGAAGGCCCGTTGAATAGCAGTCGTATTTCTCCGGCGCTGGCATAAGCGAAAAAGCATCGTCTTTATGCCACGGCGTCCCCGTGTTAAAAATGCGCCCGTTCGGATTCAGGATATTTGCTAATTCCTGATAGATCATCTTTGTTCGGTCACGTTCCGCCTTTGAAACACGATCCTTCAAGTTGACTATATCGTCCGTAAAAATGAAGTCGAAGTGTTTGCCCGTCAAGCTGCCGCCGATGCCCATTCCGACAAGCTGCGAAGTTCCGCGCACGTCCGTTGTCAGGTTCGTCGACAGTTCCGTTGCGTTTGCTGTCGTGAGAATCAGCGGCACGCCGTAAATACATTGCACAAGAAATACTGTTCGCGGATCAGTCAGAATCTTCTGCACCTGACGTATAACTTCTTTGACGTCGTCGTCCGTCTTCCGCATGAACAGAATTCGCTTGTTCGGTAAAAGAATCATAATGACGGCAAGGGCAATTGACAGACAAGTTGTCTTGAAACTGCCGCGATGCCCTTGCAGCGTCTTTGACTTCTTCCCGCGTATCATGTCGACAAGCCATTTGTTATGAACGGCGCGAAGCTTTGTGAAGCCTAAAAGCCGCCCGAATGCAGCCGGCCTTGTCAGAAGGAAGTTGACTGCTTCAGCCCGCGTCATTTCCGTTCCCTTCTTCGCCGTCGTCATAGACAGCACTTTCGACTTCATCAATCACAGTTTGGTCTACTTCTGCAAGCATGACTTTTTCAATCGGCTTTTGCCCGATGCTGTCGCGCAGCACTTCGAACGCCTTGACGTTCCCTTGCACAGCCTGTTCATACAGCTTCAACGTGATTAGTTCAGCGCCGGTCATTTTCCTTCCCGTGTCGGGATCGACGGCGCGTTTTTCAAGCAATGCTTCAAGCGCCAAGCGCAAGTTTTTCTTGTCGCGTCGGGCCTTGCCGGAAGCTATGCCGCCTTTGCGCGTGATTTCACGCACGTTTTCTTCTGTTCGTTCTCTGTTTGACTTCAGATTTTGCGGATTCCCACGCGGCATACAATCACCAGCCTTCCTTCACGGCTTCTTCAGCCTGTTTTGCAAGTCCTTTGTGTTTCTCCATAAGATGCGCAACGTAGTTTCGAAGAACGCAAGAAATGCTTCTGTTTGTCTTTTCCGCATACATTGCAAGAAAACGTTTCTGTTCCGGCGTCAGCATGAACATTTGCGGCGCAGAGTAATTATTGTTTTCAGCCATTGTCTGCACCACCCTTCTTCGCTTCAATCTCCGCTGCCTTCTTCTGCAGAAGTTCCTGAATGTTCTGAATGACGGCTTGCACTGCCGGCGGCACGTTCCGTTCTTCCTTCTTGCGCTTTGCTTCTTGTTCGTACAGCATTCGGAAGTTTGCCCGTGTTGCTTCGTGATTGTCTGACATGCAGATATTGTCCCACCCGATAAAATCGACAACAGACTGTGTGACAGCGTCGAACATTTTGCATGCGGCATTGTATTCATAAATGCCGTGAATGTGGATCGCGTCTTGTACGGTTTCCCATGCCTTGCCCCATGACGGAAGATCGCCGGACGTGACAAGCTGCGCCTGTTCGCGCAGTTCTGCGATTGTCGGCGGCCATTTCTGCGTTGACACCCAACGTTTCAGGGCCGTTCCCAAAACGACGGCGTCTAAGTCTTGCAGCGCTTCATACCACAAATTGATTGCATCGTCATTCGGCAGCAGTTTTTCACGCGGATAATACGTCTGTAATGCCATGACGATTTGTGCGAATTCTGACTTTTTCATGTTGTTTACTCCGTTTCCGTCTGCGTCCAATACTCCACAGCGGCTGCGTCAATGACGGCTGTTTTCGTACACAGCACAATGTCAATTGCCGTATGAATTGCTGCAAGCTTGTCCGTTGCAGACTTCTTTTTGTAATTTTCGCATGTTTTCGCATCATTTTCAAGTGTTTTTGCGTATTTCCGCAGCTTTTCCATGACAGCTTCCTTCGGTACAAACTTTTCAAGCTTCTTTGCCATTTTCTTTTCCCTCCTTGTTTTCACATCTGTCTGCCATAGAACAATAACCGCATAACATTCCGTGCGTCAAACTGCGGCAGCGGTTCTGCAGCTGCACATTGTCAACTTCCAATTGAAACAGATATTTGACAGCACCTACAATTTCGCCGGTGCAGCCGTTGTTCTGATCCATAATAATTTCGATTGCTTCCTTCGCTGTCATTCGTCGACTTCCTCCTTCAGCAGTTCTGCGGCTTCTTCGTAGTTGTCGCAGTCCGTTCGGAACAGCGGGCAGTTTTCGCATTTCCCGATTGCATTGCAGATCATGTCGCGCATGACTTCTTCGCCTTCTCTTTCAATGATTTCTGCAATTGTCTTTTCAAACAGTGTCATTGTTGTTTCCTCCTTCAGCCCTTTTCAGCTTGCGCAGCAGCGCGTCAATTTTGTTTTCCCTGTATTCCGGCTCAATCACCGTATATAGCGTGTTTGCGCATTGCAGCACCTTGCGAACAACAAGCGCTTCTTCTGCGGTCAGGCAGACAATGACGCCGTCCTTTTCCATTTCGCTTCGCAGCATGTCCGCTGCCGCTTTCACTTCCTTCTGCATTTCATCAGTCATGGTTCTTTCCTCCGTCCATTTTTGCGCCGCACATGAAGCAGTGCGGGAACGTCATTTTGAAGCCGACAGCCGTTGAAAAGACTTCGTTGCACACGCTGCACATGTATTCATCACACGGGCCGTCTTCGTCGTCGTTTCGTGTGCCAAGCAGCAGCCATTCGCCGTGTCGGCGTTCCTGAATTGCTGCAATTGCGATTTCGCATGCTTGCCGGCGTTCTTCCCACCCTGTATTGTTCGCAATGTTCTGCAGTTCTTCAATTGCCCTGTTGTCCGTCATTCTGCGTGTTCCTCCTTCTGTTCGTCTTCTTTTGCGTTCCAATCAATGCCGGCAATATAGCCGCGTTCGACAAGCCACTTTGCAGCTTTCAGCGCAATGTCTTCAGGAATCGTCGTGATTTCGCACGCCATTTTGTACATGCTGATTTCAACAATGTTGTCAGGCGGCAGCGGTTTCTTTGCGTAAGCGCCTTTTTCTTGCCACTTCAGGCAGAACGCCTTGAATTTCTCCACGTCCAGCGACGCAACGGCTTCGTCACGTTCCCGCTTCCACTGATCGAACATTTTTTCCTTCTTCTGCTTCCGCTTTCTGTTTCCGTTCATTGTTCAGCCCTCCTTCTTTTCAAAGAATTTGCAAACGTCCGTATATTCTGTTTTGCGTGCGTATGATTTCGATAATTTACAAGCGCACGCCCATTCGTCGCGGCCTGTTCCGTCAGTGTCAACTTTTCTGTGCCATTTACAAATCCCGCATCTTTTTTCGTCGTCCTTGTCATATTTACTTCGCATTGTTCATTCCTCCGCGTTTCTGTCAAGCGCAAACGACGTCTGCTTGATGCAGTACGCGTTCTGCAGCTTGTGCATGTTTTCGAACGGCGTCAGACTTGCCGTGTTGCCTTCATGATACCACACAAACGCGCCTTCATCGCATAAGCGCTTTATTTCTCCGATTTCGAATGTGTCGCCGTTCTGACAGACGATCAGTTCGCCTTCGTGAAATTCCGGCGTTTCTGTGGCTTCTGCAAGCGCCTTTTCTGCTTCATTAATCACCTTGTCTGCAAATTCGTGATTGTGCATAACAGCAAGCGCCTTTTCTACTGCATCGCACAGCGGGCTGAAGTGTTCGTGCATCTTCTGCACCATGTCCGACAATGCGTCAGTCAGCTGTGCAATCTGCGTTTCAAGTTTCTTCAGGTCTTCGTCTTTCATGTTTCTTCCTCCTTCATCAAAAATTCCGTCATTCGTTCCGTTTCTTCGACGGTCAGCAGATGTTCCTTGTTCCTGATCCGCTTTTGCTTGCCTTGCAGCAGCTTCTGCGCCTGTTTCCGGCGAAAGTTCGGCCCGCTGACTTTCAGTGTTGTTTTGATTGTTCGGGAAGACAATTTTTTCGTTCCTCCTTTTCCTGAAGTTTCAATGCAATTACAACATTGATTGCTTTGTTGATTCTTTCATTGTTGAATTTTTCAAGCTGATTTGTGCATACTCCATGTTGAAGAAGTCTGCAATTGCTGCATTTGCTTTTTTGGCAAATTCCCACCCAGTCACGCAAAAAATTTATTGCACCAATCATTTTTTACTCCTTTTTGTAGTCAAACACGCCTTCGTCAATCAGGCGAAGAACAATTCGCTTTATCATCACAGGCGGAACAGACATTCCGCAGACATAATTGACTTTGCTTTTTGTTTCATTAGGGCCGAAGTAATAGTCTTGCGGGAATGTTTGTGCATTGATAATGTCTTGCCTTGTGATTCTTGTTTTTTCTTCAATTCTGATCGTGTCCCCACCACCTGAAGCACGAATTGTCGGCATTATCATATTATCCCGGACAAGCATTGTATTGAATCCACTAATTTTCCCCGTTATTCTTTCGTTTATGTCTGACATGTCCTTGTCATTTTCTGTTGCATAGTCAAGAAGTAAATAATAACCGTCTTTCGTTGTAAATTCATCGCCAACAGGACTTTTTATTTCACGAAACAATATCGGCGCATAATTGAATGACATGTCAATTTCCTTCGGATCAATTTGCAAGTCATTTCTGATTGCAACAAAAAACACTCTGTGTCGCATCTGCGGAATGCCCATTGTTTCGCCCTTCAGCAACCAATGATGCACAGCATATCCTGAAGCATTGAATTCTGCATAAATTCGTTGAACATATCCCCAAGCAGCACCAATTGTCAGCCCTTCGACATTCTCCATAATAACAACTTTCGGGCGAAGTTTTCTGACAGTGTCAATGAACACAAATGACAAGTCATCAAGCGTCTGTTCCTTTTGTCCTTCACGGAATTTCTTTGCTTTGCCCCACCCTTCTTCACGCTGCCCGGCTGTTGAAAACACAGTGCAAGGCGGGCTTCCGTCCAAAATGTCAATGTCAAACAGTTCTGCGGGAATGTCGCTGTCGAGAAGTTTGTTGAAGTCCCGAATATCCATTAAAAAGTTATACTTCGGCTTGTGATTTGCGACGTAAATTTCATTCATTTGTTTGTCGATTTCGCAACAGCCTAACACTTCGCAGCCGGCCAATTTATAGCCCATAGTGCTGCCCCCCCCGCACGCGAAACAGGAAAACACTTTGATGCCGTTTTTCTGTTTCGGATAGTCTGCAAAAGTCCATTTCCAATCAGTCGAAGTTTTCGGCTTGTATTGTTCGCCGTCCTCCATAAAATCAAAAATTGAAAGTTCTGTCATTGTTTCATTCTCCTTCCGCCCATGCGACAGCGCGTCTGTAGAAGTCGTCAAGTTCTTCTGCTGCGCTGTTCTTCTGTGTTGCCGCTGCCGGCTTTGCATGATCCTGATAGTTTCCTTCGATCACTTTGACAAAGTTGTTCGGACATATCAACCAATCAAACGAAAACCACGACGACGACTTCAGGAACGCAGACGCAGCTGCAAGCCGGATTGCTTCAAGGACTTTGTCTTTTCCGAATTCATCGAAGCGGGCCTGAAGCATCTTTGCACGCTTGCTGCCGGTTTTCACGATTGTTACCTTCGGAACGTCTGAAAATGCAAAAACGTCATTCCATGTGTCGACGGCTTCTTTTATGTTTCCGTCAGGAAACATTTTCTTTTCTTTTGCATTTACATTATCATTTACATTTACATTAGCATTAGCATTTACATTTACATTTACATTAGGTTCTGATTTGGTTTCTGTTTGGTTTGAGTTTGGTTTTGTTTTGGTTTCAGTTTGGTTTTCTTTCGGTTCGGTTTCGGTCTTCGGTCTTCCACCTTTGAAGCCGTTTTCTTTCCGCCTGTTGTTCGCATCAATCTGCGGTTTCATTAGCGAAAAAATAGCCTTGCTGACGCCGGACAATTCGGGTTCTGATCCGTTCAGGCCGTATTCGCACATTGCACGGAAAACGGCAGCGGCTGTCACGTCGTCAAGTTCCTTCACGGCATCATAAAAGGAACGGTATATAATCATGCTGTCATACATTTTGCGCCTTCTTTCTAAACACAAAGCCCTTCTTGAAAAGTGATGCGGCACTTCCAAGAAGGGCAGAATGTCTGTTGCAATATTGCGCCTGTTCCGGCCCGCATTCCGCAACAGACATATTTGTGTTGCTTCTTCAAGTCCGTGTGCTATATACGCAGTCACTGTCAGAAGCCGTGCTATAATAAGCACATGTTCAACACTGTAATTGTACAATACATTGCAAATGCAGTCAATAGCAAATACGTTCATTTGTGGTTCTATCAGCCCATTTTTTGCCGTTTTTTGCCGTTTTAGAATCAAATTTCGCTGATTTTGATTCTATGAACGTAAAGCATCAATTTGCGTTTTATGACATAATCTTTAGTTCGCACGCCCTTCGTGTCTTCGACGATCAGTTCACCCGTCTTCGCGTCAGTATATACGAAGTCTGCAATGTACGAACATTCACGTTCCAGCAGCTTTCCTTTGATCCGTCCGCCCTTCGGGCCGATTGTGTCGGGTTCGCGCTGCGCTGGAATCAAGACGAATTTGACTTGCCTTTGCAGATTCAGGATAGCGCCGGCGGATTGCAGCAACATCAGCTGTGCGTTCCGCCGCGCTTCCTTTTTTGAATCGAACAGGAAGTCACCCACCATTGCTTTTTTGTTATGGTATTTTGTTTTGTGATATGTTACCATGTTTCGCCTTCTTCGTTGCTTTGCAATGTCGCGTGCCTTTTGGTTACTGTATTTCAGCGGCTGCAGCGACAGCCGCAAAATACCTATCTAAAAAATACGTCTTCAGGATCAGTCGCCGCTTCTTCAGGCGTCTTTTCCGGCTGCACAACGGGCTGCACAACGGGCTGCTGCGGTTCGGTCTGCGGTACGATCACAGGCGTTTCGTCAACAGTCACGTTCATTTCCTCCGGCGCATACAATGCAGCGAAGTCTTCAGGAAATGCTTCCCGAAGGGCCTGAACAAGCGCAACTTTGCGAATCATTGTTGCCGGCTTCGTCGCCCACTGTGAATTTAATTCGCCGTTGCTTTTGCGTCCCGCGTATTCCGCGAATGCAACCGTCGCCGTGTACGGTTCGCGCCCTTCCACGAAAACAGAAGCATATCCGCCGACAATGTCTTCTGTCGGCAAATAGAACGTGCCTTCGCGTTCCTGAACGTCGCCGCTGTTCTTGTCCTGAACAATGATGCCCGCTTTCAGTCCGCGAAAGTTCGGATTGCGGTTTGCGCGCTTCAAGAAGACGTCCTTGCCCGTCACCATTGTTGCCGGCGACGTGCCATACTTCACAAGATACGCTTCGCGCAAGAACGGGTTCAAATGCTGGTAACGACACAGCGACATGAACATGACGACTTCCTGATCCGTCACGTTTCCGCCGCCGCTGACAAGATACTGCTTGACAGTAGCGGGCGACAGCTTCACGTTTTCGCCGTTCGCCTGATACGTCACTTCGTTTTTCGTTGCCGGCGCTGCCGGCTTGCTGATCGTGTTTTGAATAGCCATGTTTACTTCCTCCGTTTTCTTTTAATTCTGCGGCTTCCGCAGTTCAATTCCGTTTGCCTTGCAATAGTCCCGAAGGGCAATTGCCTGTTCAATTGTCATGAACGCTTCGAATTTCAGCCATTTTGCCGGCTTCGGTGCTTCCGCGACAGTTTCTACAGTTTCAACGTTCTGTGCGTTCTCCGTCGATTCTGTGGCGTTCTGCGCGGTTTCCTGTGCGGCAGCGGCTTCTGCAAGTCTGCGTTCCTCCGCTTCGCGCTTCCGCGCTTCTGCAGCTTCGCGCATCTTCCTGATGCGTTCCGCTTCGTCAAGGGCTGCCGTCACGTTCAAGCTTTGCTTGTACGCTTCAATTGCAATGTCGTCCGCCTTCATGCGCTGCATTGCGTCGACGTCCGAATTCACGCGGTTCACGAATGACTGCATGTCGTTTTCAACTTCCGCAAGCGACACAGTCTTGTTCAGGAATCTGTCGGCCCATACTCTGTCAATCGTCAGCCATTCCGGCTTCACGATGCCGTCCCACAGCGCAAGGATCGCGTCGCGCTTCTGTTCCTTCTCCTTCGCTTCAAACGCCTTTACTTGCGTGTCAATGGTCTGCAGCGGTTCGTCAATGATTGCAATAATTTCATTGATTCGCGTCTTAAATTCCGCGAACGGCTGCATGAATTCGCGTTCCCGACGCAGTCTTTCATCATTCAGCGCCTTCTTCAACGTGTTCAGCGCTGCGCGGTCTGTCTTTGCCGTCTTCACCATGTCTTCAGTATAGACGACAGAAGCATACTGCTTCGCTTTTGCCTGAAGTTCCGTCTTCAGTTCGTCATAGTTGAACAGAATGGGACTTGCGGGCGTGTACTGTTCAATTTTCAGTTCCATGTTTACTTCCTCCGATTGTTTTTTCTGTCCTTGCCGGACAATTCAATGATACTGCTTCCGTGTTTCTCTGTCAATATGTTTTTATCAATTATTTGCTAAATGTTCGGAAGCACAAGCGCGGGTTCTTTGTCTTCCTTCACGCATTCCGCGAAGATGCGTTCGGCGTCGATCAGTGTTGCAATGTCTTCTTCGACTTCGCTGCGTTCAATGTGTACATACAGCGTTTTCTTGTACGGCTGATCCGCTGCCGGATATTTCAACTGCGCAACGACGACGGCGAAGTCTGCTTCTGTTACGGCGAAGTAATGCAGAAGCTGACAATAATATGTGTCAGGGATTTTGTCTTTCCATTGTGCAGCATGTGCGCCGTTGTTGATTGTGGCCGTTTTGATTTCCAAAATTCCGAAGCGCCCGTCAGGATCAGTCAACCAGCCGTCAAGCGACGCGTGCGCCCACGGAAGCGCGTCGTTTGTCCACATGTTCCACGGTTCATACTGCACTTTCATTTCCGGCGCGTCCAGCGCGAACAATTCGCGCAAAAGCGGTTCTGCATCGTGTCCGTATTTCACAAGCGGGTTTTCGTCAATGTTGTCGTGCTTCTTTCGGCCTGTCTTTTCTTGCCACAGCTGCACGTTGTTTCGCCACGGCGACAGCCCGATTATACTTGCGGCATCACTTCCGCCAATGTATGAAGTGCGCGCTTTCAGCCATTCGGCAGCGGTCTTGTAACAGTGTTTTTCGATTGCCATGTGTCAGCCCTCCAAGAAGATTTGCGTGAATTCCGAAGACGTCATGTGCAGCGCCGTCTTCAGTTCGCACGCTTGCCCGATTGACAACGGCGCGTCGCCGCGCAGCTTCATTGCTGCTGCGCTTTTGCTGATCCCCAGCGTTTCCGAAACATACGCAATGACGTCAGAACGGCCCGTGACTTTTTCAACGCATGTCTTCAGCATTTTTCTGTTCATTGTTCTTTCCTCCTTCCTTCAAGACGTATTTTTCCGTGTACTGAATCCGCTTCCCGAAACGATTGATTGCTTTGCGTTCAACGGTTTCGATCATATAGCCGTCTTCGCGCAGTTCGGAAATGCGGGCCGACAGTCTTGCGCAAGCGTATTCCCGCAGCGCTTCTGCCGGCGTGATGCTTCCGCACTGTAACAAGTGCGCTTCAATCATCTGCTTTTGTGTCATGGTTCTGTCCTCCTTGTCATTATATGTTTTTATCAATATATTGTCAATTGTCTTTCAGAATGTTTCTGTCATACACAATGATTTTGACGGCTTCGCCTTCGAACGCGCCGCCGAAGCGGGAAATGTCGCCGGACTTGCGGACAGCGTCAGGCAGCTTCTGCATGTCGACTTGAAATTCAAGCAGTTCGCCATTGCTTCCGAATTTGCCTTCGCCGTTCTGCGAATGTTCAACCTTCTTCACGTCGCCCAGCACGCAGAAGATCGTCGCGCCGTTCTCCATGACGACGTCAAAACAACGTCCTATGTCTGCAAGCGTTCCGCCGGCCCAATGAACCGGCAGCGCCACACAATAGCGTTTGACGCCGTCAACGGTCACATAACGCAAGCCGTTGCTGTCGGTCTTTGCAATCTTCTGCAGCTTGTACTGCGGCGAAGACTTCGCTGTAATTGCCGTATAACGTGCGTATGGTTTCCAATCATGCCCGCCCGTCGGGATCGTGTACGTTCCCGCCTTGACGGAAGATGCCGTCACTTTCGGCGTCGCTGTGGGCGTTTTCGTCGGTTTCGGTGTATTTGTCGGCTTCTTCGTCGGAACGGGCGTATTTGTGGCCGTCGGCGCTTGTGTGGGCGTTTCTGTGGGTTCAGGCGTCGGCGTCACTGTCGGCGTGTTCGTGCATGTTTCCGCAGAAGATGCGTGTTCCGTCGGGCTGACAAGAACGGCTGTCGGCAGTCCGTCAATGAATGCAATTCCGATCCCGTCAGAAGGCGCTGCCGGCGTCACTGTCGGCGTGCTTGTCGGTTCATAGTGTTTCGTTGCCGGCGCATCGTCCTGAACCGTCGTCAGCCACACAAGGCCGCCCAGCACAAACAGCATGATTATTACTGCGAAGCAGTAGAAGTCGTGTTCGTCGATAAATTCAAACAGTCGTTTCAGCATTGTTCTGTTCCTCCGGCAGATAGATTTTGAAAAGGTCTTCAGCAAATTTGTCGTCTTCCAGCATGTGAATAATTCCTGTGATGCAGCACCATTCGTAATGCAAGCACGCGGCCCATACAGCGCCGTCAACGGGAATATCAATTGCGCGTTCGAAGCCGTTTTCGTGCGCAGAACGTTCTGCAATGCGTTTTGTGTTCTCTGCCTTTGCATTCAGCAGTTTCAGCAGTCTGTCTTTTGTCATGTTTCAATCCTCCTTCAAAAAAGTGTGCAGCAGTTCCGCTGCTGCGCCGGTTTCTTGTTTCATGCTTCGTATGTGTACGCGTCGCGCCACGCCTTCGGAACGCTGCAGTCGACTGCGTATTCGTTGCCGTTCGCGTCCTTATGAACGCGCATGCTGAATTTTATGCCGTTTACGTCTTCGCAGAAGATCGTCTTTTCCGTTCTGCGAATGATTTTCGCGGGCGCGAAGTCCGTTTGATACGGCTTGTACTTCTTCCCGACTTTGAATGTCTTCATGTTCGCTTCCTCCTTCGATCAGTCTTGTTTAATTCCTAAATACGAAAACACATTGAAAAACCATTCGCGCCACGTTTCACTTCCTATTTTCCGCCACAAAACACAAGTTCCGTTCAACATGTATTCGTATTTTTTTGTTTTGTAATAACCGCGTTCAATAATCTTTTTCAGCATCTTCGTTTCGTTTGATTCTTGCATGTTCGCTTCCTCCTTGCCTTTGATTTGTCTATAGATTATCAAAATTTTAACAATTTGTCAATATGTTTTTGTTAGTTTTTTAACAATTTTAATGCAAAGAAAAAGCGCTTGCTGCGGATCATTCAACAAGCGCCCTTCAAGGGGTTTTTCCCATACGTCAATTCTATTGTCCTTCGCCATTATACACTGACTGCGTCAGGAAGTCAACAGAGAAAAAGCGCCCGTTCCGGCGCTTCTTCCCCGTGTTGATAAAGAGGAAGTACAACATGAAGTAGCTTTTGTTCATTGTACGACATGCGCAAATGAATGTCAATACAAAAAGGCCGACACAGATGCGCCGGCCCTTCCGTTCAGTCAATGTCTTTTAGTTTGCCCATTACGCCCGCATACAGTCGCGGGATCATGCCTTGCAGCGTTGACAAAAGTTCGTCAATCACTGTCAGGACACTTTCAACGTCTTTCCCTGTGACAATGTGGCCGAATTCAGATTCGCTTGAATAGTCTGTGGCGTGTGATTTGTTCTGTTCCGTTGCGAATGAATAGCCGGCATGTTTTGTCTGTTGGGTTTTCGGTCTTTCCTGTTCCTGTTGCATATTGTCCCTGATCGTATAAAGCGCGGCAAGTTTCAAGCAAGTGTTTGCGTTCGGGCGTCGGACGCCTTCACATTCGGCAATTGCCGCTTGTACTTCGTCATAGTGTATCATGCGGCATTCCTCCGTGTTTTACATTCTTTCAATCTTCGCAATAAAGCGCTGAAAATCCTGTTTCTTGTCCTCCGGCGCACGCTCCATAAGTTCGCGCAGTTCGTCAACCATGTCTTCGCTGCGCATCGAATAACCGTCTGCGCTGCTATAGCGTCCGAAACGGTCACGCGCTGCATAAGGCCCGCGCCCGCGTGCGTATGATCCGCCGTCATAGCTTGCGCCGTCTTCGCGTGAATAACCGCGTCTGCTGTAGCGTCTGTTGCTGTAGCCGGCGTCATTGTATGCGTTGCTGTAGTCTTCGCCGCTTTCCATTTCGTCAGCCTTCAGAAGATTCTTCTTTGCGTGCGCAAGCGTGTCAATATACTGCAGTTCTTGCATAGACAGCTTGCCGCTGCCGGCCTTCTTTTCAATCGACATGATTTCGTCGTCGATATACTCAATAAGTTTGTGCATTTGTCGTTCCTCCTTCTATGCGATTCTTGACACAGTCAAATTTGCATTCTGCACATTGATTGCCGGCGCATTCGCGCCCGCCGGCGTCGTCGGTACTGCTGACGTGTTTTCAACAGAAATGTTGAAGCAGCAGCCCTTCGGAACGGTCACAATTGCTGTGCTTGTAACGTTCCCATAATCGCCCGCAACAATCGGCGTGAAGATTGCGTTGCTTGTCAAAAGCGGTTCGCCGTCAATTGCAATTGCAATGCTGATCGGCTGCACAGCTTCTGCTTCTGCCGGAAGCGCAATGTTGCCGTTGAATGTTACCTGATAACGTGCAAAGCTTGCGTTCGGGCAATTGACGATGCCACGCAAAGTAACAATTCCGCTTCCTTCCCGATGCAAGACATAACCCTTGCAGCAGCCTATAGTCGTATTCAGCAACACTTGCTGATTCGGCTGCACAGTCTGAATCGGATTATAGGTATACTCTGCCATTGTTTCGCCCTCCTTTAGAAAGAACCACCGCAGCCACAGCCGCAGCCGTTGTTGTTCCCACAAGTGAAAATCGGCGTTCTGCCGTAAACCGGCGTTGTCGGAACAGGACAAGAAGAAAGTCTGTTGTACAGCGCGTCGACTTCATTGCTGAAGCCCTGTGCAATCAGTGCATTCTGTGCCGTCTGCGATTCACGAAGCGCAGCCATGTTCAACTGATTCTGCAGCGAAACGTTCTGCGTTTTCAGTGCGTCGATTTCTTGCTGACAAAGTTTGTCAAGGATCAGCTGAACCGAACGTGTCTGATTTTCGATAATGTCACGCGTGCTGTTCGCAAGCGCTGCGCGGTCTGCGCAATTCTCCGTTGCCACGGTATACTTCAGGTCAGCAATGCTTGCGCGGTTTTCGCAGCAGCAGTTCTGAAGCGAAGACTGCAGCGCGAAGTTCTGCTGCATGTCTGCAATCTGTCTTGCGTTTGCTGCGATTTCGGACTGTGCAAAGCCGTTTGCAATTGCTGCGTTTGTTCCGGCGAATCCGTTGCAAAGCTGCGTCGACAGCCCGAAGATGCCGTCACGAATCGACGTGACATTGTCATTCAAAAGCTGGTCACGGAAGCCGTCGTTGATATTCTGCGAATTGTTCAGCCACGGATACAGGCCGCAGTTGCCGCCATAGCCATTATTGCCGAAGCCATTGCCGCCGGCAAGAAGAATGAAAAGCAGAATCAGCCAAATTCCGCCGTCATTGCCAAAACCGAAGCCATTTCCCGCAAATCCGTTTGCCGGACTTACTAACATAGTTGTGTTCATGCCTTCACTATCTGTCAAAGCCATATTGTTTTACCTTCCTTTTTTTCTTTTTTTGTTCTATCAACATTCCGCGGTTATGTTTACATGAACAATAGTTTGTGATATAATACCCTAAAAAAAGGGGATTATGCTATGAATGAGATTTTCCGTGACGTCGTCGGCTTTGAAGGGAAGTATAAAGTCAGCAATTTTGGGAACGTGCTTTCATTAAATTATCAAAACACAAACACTGAAAAAATGCTTGTTCCTTTAAAGCATCACGGCGGTTATTTGATCGTCCATTTAGGAAAAAGCCGTGTAAAATCAATTCATGTGCTTGTTGCAGAAGCATTTTTGCCAAATCCTGAAGGCAAAAAATGCGTGAATCACATTGACGGAAACAAGCACAACAATTGCGTCAAAAATCTTGAATGGGCGACGCACAAAGAAAACACTGCGCACGCAATAAGAACCGGCTTGCGCAATCCACATTTCAACAATGCAAAACGCGGAAAAGAAAATGCGCAAAGCAAAGCCGTTTGTCAATATTCAACTGACGGAACGCTTTTGAAAGTGTGGGAATGTATTTCTGACGCCGCAAGGGCTGTCGGCTGCAATCCGTGTCAAATTGTCAGCGTTGCAACAGGAAGAACAAAAACGTGTCACGGCTTTGTGTGGCGTTATTCTATCGAATAAAGTTCTGCAGCTGCTGCGCCATTTGAACGGCGCTGTTGTACTGCTGCTGACTGATCCGCCCGCTGTTCAGAAGCTGCTGCACCATTTCTTGCGGGTTTCCTTTGAAGTTCTGTTTGAATTGCTGAAACTGCTGCAGAAGCTGCATCATGTTGTTGTTTGGTTTGTTCATCATTTGAAAAAGCGGGTTCATGCTTCGCTGTCCTCCTTCTTCTTCGACTTCTTCGCAAGCAGCGCGTCAAGTTCTTCGCGTAACGCGTCAACGCGGCTTTGTAGCGCTTTGAATTCGTCGGGCGTCACATTGTTCGACTGCACAGCCAAAGGCGCGTTCTGCGCCGTCTGTGCGTCCCTGAACGTATAGTCAAGCACTTTCATTGACGGCATGCCGGAAGCGTCGGCGGACTTCACGAAGATTGTCTGCGATTCTGCGTCCCAAAGCTGAACAGTCGTGTTCGGCGCGACGGGATATGCTTTTGCAGCTTCGATTCCTTGCACCCAAAGAAAAGTGTTGTTCTGCTGCGGAAGCGTCGGCATTGCCGGCGTGTAATACTGCGGCTGCTGATAGCTCACAGGAAAGTAATTGTTGTATGCCATGTGTCAATCCTCCTTGTGCCAATAAAACTGCGGTATGCTTTCGCTGCTGTCCCATGAATCATACAAAACGCCGTCAACGACTGTTGCAACGTGTCCGCCAAAGCCTAACACGAAGACGCCTTGCGGATATTCTCTGCAGAAGTCGTCCGCCGTAAAGCAGTCAGGACATGTGTTCGGAACGGCGAAGCGGTAAAAGCCCGACTGACGAAGAACAGCGCCCCACACGGAATCAGAAGACGGCATGTCGCACATTTGCAGTGCATTGTATGCAAGCGTCACGAAGGCCGTTTCCCAATCAACATTCAGAGCCTTTGCAACGGCCCTGACGGCGCAGTCGCCGACGTTCCTTGAACACGGGTTCGGATTGTATTTCTTCCACATTTCAGCAGTTCCTTTTTTGTTTTCAGAATACAAGAAAAACTGCCCGCCGACAATGAAGCCGGAAGGCAGTTTTCCTGAAGTAAACATGAAATTGTCAGACTGCTGTTTGAATGTGTGCAAGGATCGTTTCTGTTCCTTGCTTTACAAGCGTGTTGACGTGCCGTGTTGACAAGTCAAATTCACATGCTAATTTTTCCATTGTAACGCCGTCGATCAGCCGGCGCACAAGAAGACGTCTGTTGCGTTCGTTGAATATCCATGAATCAATTGTCGATTCAATTTCGTTTCGGGAAATGTTCTGCAGTTTGTTCATTGTTTTTCCTCCTTTTTGCATAATGTACATGCAAAACGAAGATGTTACAATGAAGCCGCAGTGCATCTTTTACGCAACGCAAGTGCAAATTCAGTGCAGTTTCAGTCTGTCAATGTGCGTCAGCACTTTTTCGCGGTTCTTCCGCACAATCGTCTTTGCCTGACGTTCGGAAATATCGTGCTTTTTTGCTATTTCGTCGAAGGTCAGGCCGTCCAGCCACCGGCTGTATAAAATGTCGCGTTCTTTGCAGCAAAAGTAATATTCTTTGATAAGCCATTCAATTTCGCTGCGCGATAGATCAATAATGTTATGGATTTTTGCAATTGCCATTTGTTGCACCGATCCCGACTATTACCGAAAACACAAGACTGACTGCAAGCACACTTGATGCGACAAGCGAAAAGCGAAGATTCTTCTGCGTGCGTTCGTATCTTTCCATTAAAGCATCATAGACAACATAAGGAATCACAGCAATGTCGTTTTCGTCTTTTTGCTTGTTCATTTCTTCCACCCTTCTATAATTGCCCACCATGTCTTTGCACCAACAACGCCGTCAACGGCAAGCGCTTTGCCGTCTGCGTCCTTGTGTTTCTTCTGAAATTCCTTGACGGCTGCAACGGTATTGTCACCATATTTTCCGTCAACGTACACATGCACATTTGCTTGAATCGTTCGCACGGCTTCGCCTGTGCTGCCCTTGCGGCAGACTTCCAAATCACTATATTTCACTTCGTCGTCCTCCTTCGGATAGTCAATGTTGACGTCGTCGCTCCAAAACTTCCACCGCTTGTCATTGATGCTGCTATGTACGACGCCGTAAGCATGCCCGCGGGCTTCTGTGACTGTGTCGTTTCCGACATACACGCCGACATGCGACTTGTTGCTGTTGTAAACCAAGTAGCCGCGAATCTTCGGAAACTTCGTCATGTCGTCGCCCTTGACGCGGGCCTTGTCATAGTACATTTTCGGGTTCAGATCGTATTCCGGCGTCAGTCCTTCAGGATCAGCATTCACTGTGTCGCAGAAGTTCGCCGCCTTTACAAGTCCGCAGCAGTCATGCACCTTCTGCCCGTCCTTTGCTTGCTTCTCAAAGTCCGCGGCCTTGTACGAATCAGGGAAGCGTTTTCTTTCATACGCAAGCAGCGCCGGCGACGCATGCTGCCCATACGGGCCGCGCCAATACGGACGCCCAAGCTGCGCTTCGACATACTTGCAAAGATAGTCACTGCTTTTCTTCCTTGCTGCCATTGTCCGTTCCTCCTTCTGCATCTTCTGCCGGCTTGTCTTCCTTCTTGTTGTCAATTGTTATGTCTTCGTCC